AATCAGTGGGTTCTCGGTTCAAGTCCGAGGGGGTGCACACCGAAGCCAGCCAATCGAGGCTGGCACCTGTGACAGCAGCCCACCGTACGACTACGTCGAACGGTGGGATGTTCTTGTCTGTCTCGTAGTTCGACAGCGTGTTCCGCGCGATCCCGACGCGCTTAGCCATCGACAGCTGATCCATGCCGGCGTCCTTGCGCAGCTTCGCAAGGATCTCACCGAGTGTCCACGTAACAGTCATGCTCATGCGATCAGTGTAGCCTGCCCGAATCTTGGACACGCCGACGCCAATACACGCGTTTCGATCGCGTGCCCGAATCTTGGACATGCGCCTATCTGGTGCACAAGACATCGGGAGTAGACATGTCCAACGCCGGCGGCTCATGGGAATCCATGATCCTCGCAGAGATCCAGAACGAGGTCGACGCGCTCGTCAGGCTCGCACGCCTGATCATCGAGCAGGATCGCATCGGCGGTAGCCGCCGGCGATACGACGAGCTTGTCAGCCAGCTCGAGCAGCGCATCCGCGAGATCCCCGAGCAGGCCCGTGACCGCGTCCTCGTACGCGTCCTCGGTGCGTTCGCCCTCCACCTCGAGATCGCGGACGGACGATGACTGAGGGATCGCTGCGCCGCGAGCGCCTGGCATGGGAACGGGACTTCACCCAGGTTCCCAACGTCTACGCGCGCGACAAGGCGCTCAGCTGGGTCGCCCGCGGCATCCTCGTCTGGCTCATGACGCACGATGCCGGCTACGAGGTGACCATGGCGACCATCGAGTCGTCGAGCTGGAAAGAGGGCCGCGAGGCAGTCCGCTCAGCGGTCAAGGAACTCGAGAACGCCGGCTACCTCCACCGTCAGCAGCGACGCGCTCAGGGCGGCCGCCTGGCCGGCTACGTGTTCCACCTGACAGACCCGTTCCAGCTGCCCGTCGTCGGCTCACCGCAGCTCCCGATCGACGGTCTGCAGCCTGTGGATAACTCGCGTTCGACCGTAGACGGGATCCCGTCAGCTGGTGCGACCGGCGGACGGGTTGCCGTCGCCGGTAAGCCGTCGCCCTATAAGAACACCAAAGTAAGAACATCTAAAGACCCAGCTGTACCTCACGAGATGACACGGCCGGCTGTGGATAACTCGCCGATCGTTCGCTGGCGGACTGACCGCTGCCCTGCAGCTTGGTCAGCGCCGTTCAGCCACGACCTCGGCCCCAAGTCGCACGCGTGCCTCAACTGCGGCGAGAAGCCGGTCGTGAGGAGCGCGTCATGATCGACAGCCTCGGCCCCCTCGGCATCCCGCTCGCGATCGCCGCTTGGCTCGTCCTCGCGATCGTCGAGGTGCGAGCAGCGAGGCGGCGGCCATGACGATGAACCTGCCGCACGGCCCCGGCGCATTCGCCGACCCCGATGCCAAGCCCGAGCGCTGGGGAGGACGCAAGGCGCAGGCATACGTCCAGCTCACGCTCGCGACGTATGGCGATCTGTGCATCAACTGCGGCAGGCCTGGATCCACGACCGCGGATCACATCATCCCTCGAGTCGATGGGGGAGCGGTCTACGACATCGACAACCTCGGCCCCTCGCACGACAAGTGCAACTACTCGCGAGGCCGCAAGCCGCTGCGCCCCGTCGGCATCCCGGTCGAGTCCGGCATGCACCACTTCACCCACTGAAAGGACACACCATCATGGCCAGCCCCGAAGAGATCCAGGCCCAGCACAAGGCGCAGTTCGACAAGCTCGCCGCCGACCTCACCACCGAGCAGCGCGCCGCGCTCACCGCTGCCGCCGACCAGCTCGACGCCCAGGTGGATGCGCTCGTCGCCCAGGCCGGCGGCATGCTGCACCACATGTACCTCGAGGAGTACGAAGCGCTCGACCGTCACGGCCTCGAGCTGCGCGCCTCGATCGACGCACTCGACCACGCCGACCTCGTGACCGTCGCCGGCCGCCTAGCTGTCGTCCTCGCCGGCCACCGCTTCCGATTCACCGGCCAAGACCGCTGAGTTTTTAAGAGCGGACGATCTGGACACCCACGCACAGCCGCGTCCATTTCTCCCCGATCACCCACAAAAAACCGAGCCTGACACGAATCGAGATCGACCATGACGAACGACGACGAAACCGCGCCGACGCTGCCCGGCCTCGAGTACGTGCCCGAGAATCAGGCCGGCGTGTCCCCGATGCGCGCCGCGGTCATCGCCACGATCCAGGCTCTCGAGGCGGATGCTCTGCTCGAGCCGCGACACGTCGCCATGTGCCAGCTCGCGCTCGAGCTGGCCGACGCCGTCACGGCCGGCCGGCGATCCGGTCGTGCCTCGGCCGCGGCCATGGCGGCCGGACAGCTGCGCGACACGCTGCTCGCGCTGCCGGCACCGATCGCCGGCGACATCGCGCAGCGGTTCGCCGACTTCGTTGACTCGCTCAGGGACGACGAGTGACGATCGCCGAGGCCGGCACCCGGTTCGCGATCCCGGCGATCGTCCCCGACTGGGCAGGGTTCACCTACGCCACGCCGCGCGACCCGAGCCGGCGCACGATCGGCGGCCGCATCGCCAAGATCGCGCGCGCACTCGACAAGCCCGGCATGCCGTGGCAGCGGTGCGTCTGGGACGTCGCCGGCGAGATCGACGCGTTCGGCAACCTCGTCTACGAGATCGTCATCGTCACCGTGCCGAGGCAGTCTGGCAAGACCACGATGTACGGCCCGGTGCAGATCGAGCGCGCGATCACGACGCCGGGCGCTAAGACGTTCTACACCGCGCAGACCGGCAAGGACGCGCGCAGCCGATTCAACGATCTCAAGCAGCTCATCGAGGGATCGCCGCTCATGAACGTCGGCCCGATCTTTCGGCTGTCCGCCGGCGACGAGGGCATCATCTGGCCGAACGGCGCGCGTAACAAGATCTTCGCCCCCGTCGAGGCGGCGCTGCACGGCGAGACACCGCCCCTCGTAGGCATGGATGAGATCTGGGAACTCGACGAGCTACTCGGCGACGCGATCCTCGAGGGCGCGATCATCCCCGCCCAGGTCACCCTCGCCGGCCGGCGACAGGTCTGGCTGATCTCGACGGCCGGCACAGCGGCCTCGAGGTTCCTGCGCAAGTGGGTGGAGCGCGGCCGCGAGTCCGTCCGCGATCGCGGATCCCACCCGAAGATCGCCTACTTCGAGGCCTCGCTGCCAGACGGTGAGGATCCGTACGACCCCGTCGCGATCGCCCGGTTCCACCCTGCCGTACGCCGGCAGGACGGCACCGGCACGCAGGAGCTGGCAGCGCTCATGGAACTCGCCGGCCAGGTCAGCCGGCCGACGTGGCTGCGCGCGTTCTGCAACATCTGGACGGAAGCCGCCGACCCGCTCATCCCGCCGGCCGACTGGGACGACCTCGCCGACCCGACGATCGGCGCAGCATGGGCCGACGTCGCCGTCGCTTGGGAAGTCGCGCACGACAACGAGATGGGCGCGATCCTCGCCAGCTGGCGCGACGCGGCCGGCACGGCCTGCACCCGCGTCGTGCACGCCGCGCCCGGCACGCAGTGGATGGAAGAGCTGCTAGTCGAGATCCACGGCTACGCGCCGGCCGCGTTCGGCGCAGACGACGGCGGCCCCACGCGCCGACTCAACGACCGGCTACGTCTGCGCCTCGGCGACGACGCCGTCCAGACCCTCGGCATGAAAGACCGCGGCGTCGCCGACGAGACCTGGATCACCGCCGCCCGCGACGAGAAGAACCTGATCCACGACGGATCCCGCACCCTCGCCAATGGAGTCGCGCACATCGTCATGAAGCGCAGCGGCGAGCTGACCAGGATCTCTCGCGCCGACTCGACCGGCCCCGTCGCCGGCCCCATCGCCTCAGCCGTCGCGCTGTGGATGTACGACCACCGCGCCGCGCCCAGCTGGACGCCCGTTACGAGCTACTGAGGACTGACCATGATCTCTCTCGACTCGACCCCCGTCAGCACCGTCGTGCTCTGCAGCCGCTGCCCCGGATACGCCGACCTCGCCGACAGCCGTACCGAGGGCTGGCGCATCGGCGCGCGCCACGAGGAGCGCGCGCACCCCGACATCGACCAAGCTCGCGACACCCTGTCCAAGATTCGGGCGCGTGCCTGAAAGCACGACACGCCGATTCAATGCGCTCAGCTGTCGGGAGTCGCCGGGATCTTTCATGACGTGGACAACGACAAGCCCAACTTCCTGACTCGCGCATGGCGCTGGCTCAACGAGCCGGTCGACCTGGCTATCAAGTCGCCCGAGGACTGGGCCGACAGCAGCCACCTCATCCCCGTCGACCTGCAGAACCTGTTCGGCATGGCGGACGCATCCGGCATCCAGATCACGCGACGCACCGCCGAACAGCTCGACGTCGTCGCCAAGGGCCGGCGCGTGCTGTGCACCAACCTCGGCCGCATGCCGCTCGTCACCAAGAAGAACGGCCAGATCACCTCGCAGCAGCTCGCCTACCTGCAGCAGCCCGAGGCTGACCGCCCGCTGGCGCAGACGCTCATCTGGACGGCAGACGCGCTGTACTACTACCCCCGCACCTGGTGGATCGTCCAGCGCCGCGACGCCTACGGCTGGCCGGCACGCGGCGGCGTCAAGCTGCTCGACCGCGCCGACGCCGAGTTCGACGACGCTGGCAAGCTCGTCAAGGCCTGGGGCAAGGACATCGCCGCCGAGGGCTGGGGAGTCATCCAGTTCGACGCGCCAGACGGCGGCCTGCTCCACGACGGCATCCGCACGCTGCGCCGCGCCGTCGTCCTCGACCGTGCCGCCTCGCTCGCCGAGGAGAACCCCGTGCCCTCGATCGACCTGCACAACACCGGCGACAAGCCGCTCGAGGACTGGCAGATCCGCGAACTGCTCACGTCGTGGCGCAACGCTCGCGCCAAGTATGGCGCCGGCTACACCGACAAGTCGATCGAGGTAAAGACCCTCGGCATTCAGGACTCGCAGCTGCTCGCCACCGCGCAGTCGCGCATGGATCTCAAGCTCGCCCGGCAGATCGGCATCCCGGCCTGGGCCGCCGACGTCGCCCTCGAGGGATCGACGCTCAACTACCAGAACCGCCAGTCGCGCGCCTGGGAACTCATCGACCTCTACCTCGCCACCTACACCACGGCGATCGCCGGCCGGCTGTCGATGCCCGACTGCACGCCCCTCGGCTGGACGACGGAGTTTGACACCGAGGTGCTGACGCGCCCCGATCTCAAGACCCGCTTCGAGACCTACAAGATCGGCCTCGACGGCAAGTTCATCGACCAGCAGTGGATCGACGCCCAGGAGGGCCAGACGCTGCGCAGCACGACCCCCGAGGAGATCCCCGCATGAACCGCCAGCAGCTCGCCGCAGCTCTCGCCGCCGGCAGCATCACCCAGGCGCAGCACGACACGGCACTCGCTACCCTCACGCGCGTCCAGTTCGCCGCAGCCGCAGCGCAGACGACGCCGGCGTGGAACCTCGAGTCCGCCGGCGGCGTCGCCTCGCTCCACCTGTACGGCCCCATCGGTTCGTACTGGGACGGCATCCGCGCTGCCGACGTCGTCCGCGAGGTGCGCGACCTCGACGTAGCCACGCTGAACGTCTACATCAACAGCCCCGGCGGCGACGTCTACGAGGGCATCGCGATCCGCAACGTGCTGCGCGAGACCAGTGCCCACGTCGTCGTGCAGATCGACAGCCTCGCGGCGTCCGCTGCCAGCTTCATCGCCTGCGCCGGCGACGAGATCGTCATCAGCGATCACGCCGAGATCATGATCCACGACGCCTGGAACATCGCGATCGGCAACGCCGACGACATCCGCACTGTCGCCGACGACCTCGACCGGCTCAGCGACAACATCGCCGCCATGTACGCCGAGCGAGCCGGCGGCGACCCTGCCGCCTGGCGCGCCGTGATGAAAGCCGAAACCTGGTACAGCGCCGAGGAGGCCGTCGCCGCCGGCCTCGCCGACCGGCTCGCCAGCGCACCCACTGAGGCCGACGCGCCGGCCGCTCACTTCGATCTGTCCATGTACGCCCACGCCGGCCGCGCCGCGGCCCCGGCACCCGTCCCCGTTGCCGCCCTGGCAGCACCTCGAAAGGAACCCCGCATGAACCGTGAACAGCTGGCGGCCGCACTCGCAGCCGGACAGATCACCCAGGAGCAGCACGACGCAGCGCTTGCGGCGCTGAACATCGTGTCCGCCGAGCCGGCCCCCGCCGCAGCGCTCGCCCCGGCAGCCGGCGCGCCCGGTGTCGCCGTGCCCGTCGAGTACGCTACCGGCCCCCAGGGTGCGCAGCCTGCCCCCGTCGCCCGGATCACCGAGCGCCCTCAGTCGCTCATGAACGTCGCCCGCGACGCGGCCGCGCTCATCCACGCCGGCGCATCCACCGCCGAATGGGTTGCCGGCGTCAACAATGCCCTCGCGCCCGTCCTCGAGTCCGCCGACGTCGGCGGCGGGTTCACCGCGCCCGACCGCATCGGCGAGGTCTGGACGGCGCGCCCCGAGGGCCGCCCCGTCATCGACAGCCTCGGCGGCACCAAGCCGCTGACGGCCACGCGTATCGAGGGCTGGAAGTGGAAGCAGCCCACGCCGGCCCCGCAGCCCTACGAGGGCGAGCTGGCCGAGATCCCGACCGGCACCTGGGAAACCGTCCCGGTGTCCGAGGTGCCCGGCCGCTGGGCATTCGGCAACAAGATCGACCGGATCCACCGCGACCTCGGCAGCGCCGACCTCATCGCCTCGCTGTTCAACCTGCTCGGCCAGGGCTACGACGCCAAGTCCGACGAGGCCGTATCGGTGGATCTGCTCGCCGCCGCGACCGCGCTGACCGGCGGCGCGGCCTCGCTCGTCGAGGCATTCGTCAAGTCGTTCCTGCAGCTCAAGCGCATCGGTGCGACGCCGTCCAAGATGTGGATGGCCGAAGACCTGTTTGTCGAGTGGGCGCAGCTCAAGATCGCCGATCTGCCGGCGTGGATCGCCAACTCGAGCGGCTTCGTGAAGCTCGACGGCAACACGTCGCTGGCCGGCGTGTTCGACGCCGACGTCGATTTCAAGCTGCCGGCTGGCACGTTCGAGACCTACGACCGCCGCGCGGTCACGGTCTACGAGTCGCCCCAGATCAAGCTCGAGGCGCAGGACATCGCCCACGGCGCAATCGACATCGGGTTCTTCGCCTACGGCGGCACCCTCGTCAACGACGCGCGCGCCGTCCTCAAGACCACCGTCACCCCGACCCCCTAAGGAGAACCGCCATGGCTGACACCAACGCCGCATACGTCCAGGTGAAGATCTCGCAGATCGACACCGAGATCAAGCGGCACCAGGCCGCGATCAAGGAGCTGAACACCCGCAAGAAGGGTTACCAGTCCCAGATCCCCAAGAAGCCGGCCGTCGTGCCGACCCCCGTCACGCCGCCCCAGGCCTGACCCCCGCGGTGCCGGGCGACCCCACGCCCGGCACCGCACCCCATCACCAAAGGACAGATCATGGCTGAACCGCTCGAGTGGTATACCGCCGGCACCGCCAAGTCCGAGCTGAACATCACCGTCAGCTCGCGAGGCCTCGCCGCGGCGCAGGAACAATGCCTGCAGAAAAAGGGACTCGCGATCACCACCGCGACCCCGCCCACCGAGTCATTCGCCCAGGGTGTCGTCCTGCAGGCACTCGCCAACAAGCAAGCCTCGCAGGCCAGCGTCAACGACGAGATGGGCGGCGAGGGCAACAGCGTCCGCGTCTACCCGTTCGACCGCAAGATCATGGCGCTGCTCATCGTGCCGAACCAGGACGGCGACGACGACCCCCACGACCACGGCCGCGTCCGTTCCCTGATCGGCTGACCATGAGCGCACGCAGCGACCTGCAGCAGCTCATCGCGCCGGCTGCCCCCAGCACCTGGGAGATCTACCCCTACCCCCTCAAGCTCGCCCCGCTCGAGGACGCGGCCAAGCCCGTCGCAATCGTCATCGAGCAGCGCACTATCGTCGCCGGCCAGTTCTCGCCCGACGACGCCGGTATCCCCGTCGTCGCCGACCTCGCCGTCTGGGTTGTCGTCGACGCCTCGCGTGGCGACGACCTGGCCGACGTCGAGGATCGCCTCGAGGACGCCACCCTGCAGCTGATCCGCATCCTGCAGCAGCTGCCCGACGACAACTGGGACGGCACCGCAGAGCGCACGTCCTACGACCCCCAGAAGCCCGCCTACCAGTTCACCATCAGCGCCGCCGGCACCATCGAGCCGCCGGCCGAAACCGAGGAGTAAGACATGCCTGTCATCGCGAACACCGCCCGCTCGACCAAGCGCTGGAAGCTGCTGGTCGGCACCGACGAGTACCAGGGCCACACGTCCAAGATCGACATCACCCCGAAGATCTCGAGCTGGGAGGGCGGCGACGGCAACACCATCACCGACGACGCCGGCTGCGACGTCGCCATGTCGATCGCCCAGGACACCGAGAACGAGGAGTCGCTGTGGCGCATCATGCGCGATCGCGCCGGCGAAAAGGCCACCCTGGTCGTCAGCCCGCACCACGACGGCACGTTCTCCGAGTCCGTCGACATCACGCTGCAGCGGCTGCCGATGACCATGGCGCGCGGCACGTCGATCCCCGAGGTCAACGTCACTCTCGCCGGCGTCTACACGCCGGCCGTCACGCCGTAAGCCGCCGGCCATGCTCGACGTCCGACGTTCCCCCGAGCTGCAGGCGACGATCCTGTCGCTACGGCGGGCGCAGCGCGACGTCCGGCTGGACATCAACAAGGCCGCACGCGGCCGCCTGACGCCCCTATGGCGGCAGGAGCTGAACGCGCGCGCCCGATCGAACCTCGAGCGCGAGGTCATCACATCGGGCGCGCGCGTCGCAGCCACCGACCGCGGCGTCACCCTGCACGCGGCGACCCGCCGGCGGCCGCTCAGCGGCGGCCTCGTCCCCTCCCTCGAGTGGGCCGGCGCAGAGTTCGGCGCGAACACCCGCCGGATCCAGGTATCGCAGCGATCGCGCGGCGGCACCCGCTACACACGCCCGCTGACCATCAACCGACAGTTCGACTCGCGCAGCTCCGAGGGCCAGGTCGCATTCGCGGCCGCCAGCGACACCGGCACGCAGCTCGTCGCCCTGTGGGTTGACACCGTCATCGACCAATTCCGCCAGATCCCGACCGTCGAGGTAGTTGCCTAATGCCCATCAAGATCGACTTTCTCGCCAACACGCGCGACGTCGAGCGCGGCACCGAGCGCGTAGAAGCCGCGTTCGACGACGTGTCCAAGAGCCTCGACGACGTCGCCCGCGACGGCGACCGCTCACTCGACCGCCTCGAGCGCAGCTTCAAGGATCTCGCCGATACCGCCCGCGACACCTCGAGCAGAACCGAGGAGATCGGCGACGTCGGATCGCGTGGGTTCCGCCGCCTCGGCGACACCGGATCCGAGGTCAGCGGCGAGCTTCGCCAGAACCTCGGCGAGACATTCTCGTCATTCCGTGGCGACCTCGAGGATCTGCCCCAGATCGCGCAGGACACCCTCGGCGGCCTCGCCGGATCCGGCGCACTCGGCGGCATCGCCGGCCTCGCGGTCACGGCCGCCGGCGCGGCCGGCCTCGGCCTCATCAGCGCCGAGCTACAGCGCCAGCAGGAGGAAGCGAACAAGCTGCGCGAGCGCCTGGCCGGCGTCTACCAGGCAGCCGCCGAGGAGGGCCGCAACTACATCGACACGGCTCAGCTGATCGCGGAAGCCAACTCAGTCATGTTCGACCCCGACCGCGCTGACGAGTGGAAGCGGATCCAGCAGGACGCCCGCGACATCGGCCTCGACACCGAGCGACTGATCGCCGCGAACGCCGGCGACCGCGACGCACAGCTCGAGGTACAGAACGCCGTGAACGCGGCGATCGACGAGGAGCGCCGCAAGCGGGAGGAGCTGGGCGCGTTCTGGGGCGGCCAGAACCAGGGACTCGAGGAGACACACCTCGAGGGGATCCGCGACCGCTGGCAGGACATCGCCGACGTCACCGAGGAGTACGCCGCCAAAGCCGACACCGCCAAGAGCGTGACGTCCAACTTCCTACTGGATGCCGTACGCGAGGCCGGCGAGGCGACCGAGGCGGTCGACGAGTTCGGCAACAAGCTCTACACCCTGCCGGACGGTACCGAGGTAGTCATCGACGCCAAGACCGGACAGGCACACCAGAACGTCGACCGATTCAAGGGCGACCTCGACGGCAAGATCCCCACCGTCAAGACCACGACCCTGCAGGTCAACGCAGATCTCTCAGGTGCCGAGGGTGCCCTGAACCGATTCATCAGCCAGAACAACGGCCGCACCCTCAAGATCAACGGCCGCTACGTCACCCCCGAGGGATGGGACGGATAATGCCCACGACGATTCGACGACACGGCGCAGCCGGCAGCATCGCCCCCGACCTCGTCCTCGCCGGCCACGTCACCGAGAACGAGGCCCGATCCATCGTCCACGAGATCCCCGGATCCCAGGACGTCGTCGTCACGCTACGGCCGGCCGGCCCCGCGACGGGCATGATGCGCATGCTGTTCATGGATCAGGCCGCGGCCGAGGCTGCCCGACTGTTTCACCTGACCGCGCACGCGTTCACCGTCGAGACTGACATGCCGTTCCTGCCGGCCGCCTACGTGCCGCGCGGCAACATCCGCAAGGCGCAGCAGGACGCCGTCGCCCGCTGGGTGCTCGAGGTGCCCTATCAGGAGGTGCGCGTATGACCGCGTTCTCTCGCCACGAGGTGACCGCCCGCGTGCTCGACGTCGCCGGCGACATTCCCCTCGCCGGCGACCTCGCCGGCGGCGTGTCCCTGGACGCCTCGCGACTGCAGCATGTGCAGGGCCAGATCACCGTTGCCGACCGGACGGGACTGCTCGAGCAGATCGACCCGCGCAGCTCCCGCCGTGTCTCGATCGACGTGTCGGCCACGTTCCTGAGCAGCGGCGCCGTACGCGCACGATCGTTCGATCTCGGCATCCGCGAGGTCACCCCGAACCGATCGGCCGGCACGGTCACGCTGCAACTCGCATCGGACGAGGCGCTGCTCGAGGACTTCGCCCAGCTCGAGGACGACCCGACGCCGCGCCAGCACCAGGCATCCGTCCGCGCCCTCACCAATTACGTGCTGTCCAAGATCGGCGCAACGCTGCAGCCTGGCGGCCCCGACGCCGACGTCACGGCGTACTGGCCGCTGCAGAACCAACTCGCCAACCCCTCGGTCGAGGGTGCCCTCACGCCCTGGACGGCCGGCGGCAACTGCTCCCTGTTCTTTTCGTCCCCGACGCAGCCCGGCAACCCCGCCGGCATCGCGGCCGCCGGCTATCAGAGCATCGCCGCCGGCCAGCTCGCCGTCGTCCCCAACGCCCTCGGCTCAGGCCCCTCGGTGTCGCCCGGCAAGACGTACACACTGTCCGCATATGGCCGCCGGTTCATCACCCCAAACCGCACCATGTTCGCCGTCATCCGCTGGCTCGATGCATCGGGCATCCCCGTCGCCCCCGACGTCGAGGGCACGCCTGTCGCCCTCAGTGACGGCAGCTGGATCGCCCGCTGCCACGTCACCGCGACCGCGCCCGCTCGAGCGACCCGCGCGGAGGTATTCTTCCGCGTCAACGGATCCACGGCCGCCGGCCAGATCGGCTACATCGACTGCGCCATGTTCAACGAGGGCGAGCTGCAGCCGTACTTCGACGGCTCGCTGCCGGATGACGCGCACTACGCATTCAACTGGGCCGGCGAGGCGAACAAGTCCGCCTCGTCGCGCGAGCCGCTGCACGACGCACCCGTCCCCGAGGCATTCGTCTGGCGCGCCGGCACCTCGGCTATGGACTTCCTGTCGACGCTGCTCAAGGCCGCCGGGCTGCGCCTCGTCTGCGACGAGCGCCGGCGCTGGACGCTGCGCGAGGCCGGCTACCGCGCCGAGGGCAACCAGACCTACCGCCACGGCGTCAACATCGAGACGTCCGACGAGCGGCTATCACGCGAGGGTGACGACTGGTACGACGCCGCGGTCTACGTCTACATCTGGACAGACGACGCCGGCATCGAGCAGCGCCGCGTCGACTCATTCAGCGCCGTCCCCTCGCCGACCAAGGTGCGATACGTCGAGGTGCGCACCCCGTACCCCGGCCCCGGCCGCGCCGAGCACATCGTGCGTCGCGCGCTCTCCCGCGGCCGCATCCTGACCGTGACCACCGTTCCCACCTGGCTCGAGCAGACCGACCAGACCCTCAGCATCGTCCTCGAGGGTGCCCCGATCCAGACCGGCATCGCCGGCACGATCGCCTACAACTTCGACGACGACACCATGTCCGTCACGAGCCGCACCGCAGACACACCCGCAGCCGCCTGGGTACTCATCCCCGCCGGCGAAACCTGGAACGACTCGCCGTCCGGCGCGTCGTGGATCGAGGAGGTCATCTAATGCCCGAGAACTACACCGGCGACGAGGGGACGGTCGCATTCGAGGCCGGCCTCGACGTGCTCGACGGCGACGAGGACCGCCGCACAGGCTGGCTCGCGATCAACAAGACGCGTGACATGCTCGTCACGTTCGCGCGCGACCTGTTCGACTCGATCAGTCTGTCGTGGGGTGCGATCACCGGGAAGCCGGCCCAGTTCCCGCCGACTGCCCACCAGCACACGATCCTCGACGTGCTGACGTCGGACGGCACGCAGAACTACGGCACGGCGCTGCAGAACGTCCTCGACGGCAAGTTCCCCGTCAGCGGCGGCACCGTGACGGGCAACGTGTTCCTGTCGTCGGGCAATGTCTACGTGCCGGCCGCGACCCCCGCGACGGCCGGCTGGCAGCCGGCGTACATCAACAACGACGGCCGGATCTCCCGCGGTTCGTCCTCCGAGCGCTACAAGAAGTACATCACCTCGATCGACCCGGCATCCCTCGGCGACATCTGGCCGGATCTCAAGCGATTCCAGATGCGCGGCGGCGACGTCGGCGCGTGGACGTACGGCTACATCGCCGAGCGCCTCGCAGAGCACGACGACCAGCGCGCATTCGTGGTGTACCGCGAGATCGACGGCGAGCTCGTCCCCGACTCGATCGACTTCATGGCGCTCGTCATGGCTCAAAACGCCCAGCTGCACCAGGCGCTCGACCTGCTCGCCCAGCGCCTCGACGCCCTGGAAAACGCATGAGCGCGCTCGACATCATCCCGATCCCCGGCCACGCCGGCATGTTCGCCCGGCGCATCGTCGTCGAGGCGTGGCAGGCGGCCGGCTCGCCGCCCATCAACAGCGCCGGCCGGCTCTACAAGCAGCAGCTGTACTACTGGGACGGCTGGCGGCTGCGGCTGCCGGGGTTCAACCCCGCCGACAACCCCGACGACGAGTCGCAGGCGCTCGCACACGTCCGGTTCGGTGCCCTGGACATCGACCCCACGCCCGAGCGCATCCGCAAGCTCGAGGCGGCCGGCCTCGTCCGCCCCTACAAGTACGAGCCGTGGCACTGGGAGCTGCCCAACGTCCGCCAGTACGCGATCGTTCGCACCATCCCGGCATCCGCCGGCGGCGCGACCCCGACCCCCATCGCACAGCCATTCGAGGAGACCGAGATGTATTTCTACGTGCAGATCCAGGGCAAGCTCACAACGTGGATCCTGTGGATCCCCGGCCGCTCGAGCTACCAGACGACGCCCGACTCTAACCAGGCCGCACGCTGGCGCAAGCTCGTCGGCCGCGACGCCGTCGAACTGACGTCGCCCGAGGTGACCGAGCTGCAGAACGTAGCCGGCCTGTTCCGCGGATGAGCGAGGCCGTGCTGATCGCCCTGATCGGCGGCGTCCAGGCGGTCACCCTTGGTGTCCTCGGCATCCTCGCCAAGCGCGTCGGCAGCGTCCGCCGCACGACGCGCGCCGTGCAGGAGGACACAGCTGCGACCCGCGAGCAGGTGGTCAATCATCACACGACCAATCTGCGCGTCGAGAACGATTCGCGGCACGCGGAAACCGCCGGCTGGTTCCGCGAGCTGCGCCGCGACATCGGCGGCATGCGCGAGGACATCCGCGGCCTGAGATCCGACCACCGCAACCTGTCGACCCGCGTCGACAAGCTCCAACAGAAAGAGGACGACCATGAATGACAAGCAGCGCACCGCATTCGGCGAGGTTCCCCGCACGCGCGCCGAGGCTCGAGCGACGCAGACCCCGAACCGCTGGATCCCGTCGCCGGCAGCGCGCCTGTGGCTGTTCCGCGCGATCGCGGCCGCCGGCCCCCTCGTCGTGTTCTACGGCCTCGCGACGGCCGAGGAGGTCGCCCTGTGGCTTGGCCTCGGCGCGACGATCCTAGGCACGCCAGCGGCCTCGCTCGCGGCCGCGAACGTCCCGCGCTAGTCCTGACCGCGGCGCACCCTCACGGCAAGCTCAGGCGAGCCGAGGAGGGTGCGCACGCCGGCCAGGACGACCGCACCGACGCCGGCGATCACGCCGAGCAGCAGCAGCGCGTCAGAGAACGCGTTCAGCGCGACGATTGCGCCGAGATCCGGCATGTACTCCGACTGCAGGTTCAGGGCCACGATCCCGAGGACGACGGCCGCGACGATCGCCAGCACGCTCACGATCGCGAGCGCCCGCAGGTGCCCGAACTTGGGCCAGACGTAGTTGCCGTTGCTCGAGGCGGTGGTCGACGTGTACGAGTTCTCCGAGGTCATGGCACCTAACCTAGCGTCAGAAGCCCGAGGCGGCCGCTGCAGCGCGTCGGATCGCGTCGTCCTCGACGCCCACGTAGATCTGCGTGGTCGTCGCGTAGGCGTGCCCGAGGAGTTCCTGCACGGCGCGGAGATCCTTGCCGCCGAGGTTGTACGCCCGCGTGCCGTAGCGATGCCGCAGCATGTGCGCCGTGATGCCCGGCGGCAGCGCCTCGCTGATCAGTTCGGACACGCGGCCGGGAGAGAGGTGCCCGTTGATCTTGCCGGGGAACAGGTAGCCGGCCTCAGCGTCGCGAATGTCGAGCGCGACGTCGTCGGGCAGCGGGACGAGGCGCTGGCGATCGCCCTTGCCCTCGACCAGCAGCGACCATCCGACGAGATCGCGGCGCAGGTGATCGGTGTGCACCTGGCAGATCTCGCGGCAGCGCATGCCGGCAGCGACCGCCAGGCGGATCATCATGCGTGTGCGCATGTCCTTGGTCGCCAGCCCGACGCGCACCGAGTGCTCAGGTGCCGGCCTCGCGACGCCTCGAGGCGCTTTGATCGCGGGCAGGTGTCGCGACGGGTTGTCCCAGCCCCGCACGATCTCTGCCCATCCGTAGAACCCGCGGATCGCCTGTCGCGCGGATCGCCTCGCTGCCGCCCCCAGAGCGTCGAGCGAGGCCATGTACTCGACCAGCTGCTCGAGCGTCACAGGCTGGGGCGCTGCGCCCGTCCGCCGTGCATACTTCCGCAGCTGGTAGCTGTGCTGGTAGATCGTTCCATCCGACTTGCGTGCGCTGCGCATCCAGGCGAGATACGCGGTCAGAGGATCGAGCCATTCTGGGGCAATGGGTATCTCGGTCTTCATACCCGAAGATTGCCCGCGCAGCGTCGGCCGGCTCAAATCCGTTGCGCCGCGACGTCGAGCTGGGCCACGATGCCCCAGAACACCTCAGACTCTGAATCAGTGGGTTCT